GTTATTTCTGCTTTAACAAATCAATTTTATAGTAATGGAACCATAGATACTGTTACGGTTGATACGAAGGGATCTAATTATGTATCTGCAAATATAACAGTAGAATCTGGTGATGGATATCTTCAAGCAGATCCACTTTATATTAATTCTATTACCGTTCTTGCTGGTGGGAGTTCTTATACTACACCAACAGTAACTTTTTCAAACCCAATTGCAGATTGGTCTTCCTTTACTTCTCTTGGTCAAGGAACTTCTGTTTATCTTGGTCAAAAAGTATCTAATACTAATTATGATTTTTATGAAGTTGTTACTCCAGGAAATCTTGGTGGACAAGAACCAACTCATACATATGGAATAGTTAAGAATGATGGATATATTGGTACTGCTTGGACAGCATCAACAGTATTAGCCTTGTATGCACAAGTATATGTGGGCAATAGATTATATACCGTAACTGCAAGAACTGGTGATTTTACAACAGACACTACTGCACCTAGTCATACTAGCGGTACAGTAAGTAATAATAATGTAAGTTTACTATATGCTGGGGTTACTCCATCTGGTACTGCTGTTTTAAAATATCTTGGATCTACGATTAAGGCTACAGCAACTGTTTCTTCTGGCGCAGTAACTGCAATTAATATGATAGGTTCTGTTAGAGAAGCAAATATTAATGTGGCTGGTGGAACTTCAGGTTCTGGTTATACAAATATTCCAGTGGTTTCTTTTTCTGGTGGTGGTGGTACTGGCGCAGCTGGTATCGCTAAAATGAATGGTTCTTCTGTTGCTTATATTGTTATAACAGCAAGAGGATCTAATTATACTTCTGTCCCTACTGTTACACTTGGAACTTTATGGACATCTTCTACTACACTCACCATAAATGATCAAGTTTATTATGGTGATAATTTATATACTGTAACTACTGGTGGATCATCTGGTACAGTTGCACCTATTCATTCTAGTGCTGCAGTTACTGCCACTGGTGGAACAGCAGTATTAACTTACGCTGGTAAACGTGCCAAAGCCATTGCAACTTTAGGTTATGGTGCTGGTTATAGTTCAAATCCAACAATAACATTATCAAGCCCTGGAACTGGATTTCAATATAGTATACTATCAGGTAAATCTAATGCAAAATTACTTCCGATCATAGAAAATTCTCAAGTTACTGGAGTTATTGTAGAAGATGCAGGGGTTGGTTATACAACAGCATCACTTGTAGTAAATTCTGGAACTGGATCAGGTGCTAAATTATCTATAAACTTATCAGTTGGTAACATACAATCTCTTCAAGCAAATAACGAAATTTTAACTGTTGCTGGTGCTATTGATGCTATTAAAGTTATTAGTGGTGGATATAACTATGGTGCAGCATATGTTAGTATTATTGGTGATGGAACGGGAGCAACTGCCTCAACTGTTATAGACCCAATTACAGGTGCTATTACTAAAATAAATATAACGTCTCGTGGTTACGGATACACTTTTGCAAATATTACCATTTATGGTAATGGAGTAGGTGCTACTGCCAGAGCAATCATGCCTCCATATGGTGGCCATGGTAAAAACTGTCCAGATGAATTATTCTCAAGAACTTTGATGTTCTATACTAACGTATCCACAGATTTGAATCAGGGGTTAAGTGTTAATAATGATTATCGTCAATTGGGTATTATTAAAAACCCAAGATACTATAATTCTACAAATAGATATAACCAAACATTAGGTTCTGCATGTTTTCTTATTGAGTGTGATTTTACTTCTGGGAATTTTATAGCCGATATGGATGTACATCTAAGTAGAGGAATTTTGTGGAGTGCTTCTGCAACAGTTACACTTGGACAACAAATTTATTATGGTGATAATTTATATACAGTTTCTTTAGCAGGAACAACAAGTAGCACACAACCAACTCATACAAGTGGTGCAGCATATAATGGTACTGCAGTTTTAAACTGGGTTGGTAGCCCACGAAGAAAATATAGAATAGTTTCGATAAATTCTAGTAGTGCTATCTTACAATCTTTGGATAACGATACACCTACAATCAGTGATACATTATTGAATGATTTGAACCAAGGATTCACACCAAAGACTGTTGGCTATCCGACAATTGATAAATATTCTGGGCAATTAATGTATATTGATAATAAGGCTGGATTCAGCCCATCAGTTGATCAAACTGTTACTTTAAGAACAGTTATTAAATTTTAACATAAATAAAAGAATCCATTAGGAAAAGAGTTAAAGAATGACTATTAATTTTAATACTGAGCCGTATTACGACGATTTCGATGAAAACCAACAGTTTTATCGTATTTTGTATCGCCCAGCATATGCTGTTCAAGCACGTGAACTTACGCAGATGCAAAGTATATTACAGAATCAAATTAAGAATTTGGGTAATCATATTTTCAAAGAAGGCTCGATGGTTATTCCAGGGCAGATTTCAGTTGATACCACTATAGCTTATATTAAATTAGAGTCTTCATACAATAGTGTTTTAGCAGATGAGTTATTGGCGTCATATGTTGGCAAAATAGTTAAAAATACTAATGGATTAAAAGCACAGGTTATATACTATTCTAAATCTTCTGGTGTAGAAAAGTCAACACTGTTTGTTAAATACTTAAACTCTGACCCAACAACTAATACTACTGCAGTGTTTTCTGCAGGTGATATTTTAACTGATACTGCCACAGTTGGAACTTTATCTCAAATTCAAGTTTTTGCTACAACTCCAACTGGTCTTGGATCTATCGCTCAGATTCAACAGGGTGTTTACTATATTAAAAATCATTTTGTTTTAGTAGAACCACAAACTATTGTTCTTGAAAAATACAGTAATACACCTACCTTTCGTGTTGGTTTACTTGCTGTAGAAAGTATTACCACACCAGAAGATGATGCTACATTACTGGATAATGCACAAGGATCATTTAATTATGCGGCACCAGGTGCTCATCGTTATTATATTCAATTAACATTAAGTAAACTTTCTACTTCTTCTACGTCAGATTCTGATTTTGTTGAATTAGTTAGAGTTAACTCTGGCCAGACTGAGAGTATTGTAGAAAAACCAAATTATAACGAAATAGAAAAAACTCTTGCTCGAAGAACATTTGATGAATCTGGTAACTATACAGTACGTCCATTCAATTATGATGTTCGTGAACACCGAAATAATAATCGTGGTGCTTGGGTAACAAGTAGGGCTTATTTGGTTGGAGACGTTGTAACTAATGGTGGTAATATTTACACTGCTAAAAATTCAGCAACATCTGGTTCTATCGCTCCAACATTTACATCTTTAACTGCATTAACTGGATACGATGGTGCTTCATCTAGTGGTGTTAATTGGGAATATTCAACTAATCCATACTACAATCGTGGAGCATTTACTCCAGAGCAAGGTGGAGACGAAGCAAAACTCGCTATCGCTTTAGAGCCTGGAAAAGCATATGTTCGTGGATACGAAATTGAAAAAATATCTACCACATTCTTACCAGTTAAAAAGTGTCGTGATTCAACCCATCAAGTTTCTGTGGATAACGCTGTTGTATCTGCAACAATGGGTAATTATTGCGTAATTACCAATGTCAATGGTGCTCCTCCGATTGATACTTTTGGTACTGTTAATCTTTATAACGTAATGACACCTGCTGTTGGAACACTACCAACACCTGTTTCTCTAAGTAGTTTAGTTATTGGAAATGCCACGGGTGGATTTACATTCACAAATGTTAGCCCATCTAGTCTTTATGCTGGACAGTTAATTACTATTTCTGGTATTTGGGGAGCAGGTGCGGTCGCCACAGTTGGTACTATTACTGGTTATACTTTAACTGTTGCCAATGCAGCTTCTGTTACAGCAACCACCAGCACCAATGTAATTTCTGGTTTGACAACAACAAGTCTTGCTGTTGGTATGCCAATTCAGTTTAGTGCTACACTTAATAATATTATAGCTAGTACGACATATTATGTTGCTTCTATACCAACATCTGGTTCTATTACATTATCTGCAACTCCAGGTGGATCAGTAGTAACTATATCCAGCACTACATCAGTAACGCTCACAGCAATCGCTACAATTAATCCAAATGGTATCACTTACCGTGTTAGCACAACTGGTTTATCATCAACAGGATTTACTTTAGTTCAAAATGATTCTGCTGGAACTGCATTAGTTACTAGTACTGGAACACCTACTGGTGTAACAGCGTCTGTTTCTAGTGGTTTAATTGGTACTGCACGTGTTCGTGGTATGGAATGGCACAGTGGCACAGTCGGTGCACAAACTGCCCAGTACAAACTTTCCTTATTTGATGTTAAATTAAATACTGGATTTAGTTTCCAGCGTGATGTTAAATCAGTATTTTTCAATATTGGTTCTAATGTAAAAACTAACTTCTCTGCAGATATTAATCCATTATACACAAGAATTGGTGGTAACGCTACTGCTTCTTCTAGTGCAACTATTACTGGTGTTCAATCTTCTTTCTTAACAGATTTGAAAGTTGGTGATTACATTTATCTTAATGCAACTTATCCTAAAATTCGTATTGGATCTATCCCATCAAACTATCAATTAATTTTAGATAGTGCTGTAACTGTTAGTGGTGTTACTATTGATAGAATCTCTACTGATATTATAGAACCTGCAAATCAGCCATTAATATTCCCATTACCAAATTTTGCTATTAAGAGTGTATCAGATATTACATATACTGTTATTCAGAAATTTACTGGAACAGCAGGTGCTGATGGAACGCCATCTGCAGGATCATGTACTCTATCAATACCAACAGGATCTACAGCAACATTTGCTTCTACTGCAAACACTGCAAACTATACTGTAATTTATACTGATACTAGTCTTGGTGGTGTTATAGTATCTCCTACTTCTATTTCTGGCGCTACTACTACATCATTAAGTATAGTTTTACCAAGTGCTACCTATGCAAGTAAAACATTCACTGTATTTGCTGCTATTAATAAATCTAGTTCTAGTGTTGGTTCACAAAGAACTAAAACATTAAAAACTGCTTCGACAGAAGGAACTAAAGTTGCTTTATCAACACAAGCAGCAGCAATCGCCACTGACATCACTCTTGGCCAAGCAGATGGCGTTCGTTTAGTATCAGTTAAAATGAAAAATGGTACATTCCCTACCATTAATCTTCCATCCTTACCAGTAACTGTAACAACCAGCACTAACGTAGTAACTGTTAATTCAACTGCTGGGTTTGTTCCAGGAATGCCTATTGTGTTTGGAACTACTATTGGTAGTGTGATTGCTGGCACAATATATTACATATTTTCTGTTGATAGTGGAACGACTCTTAAGTTAACATCAACAGTTGGTGGATCAGTATTCTCAATTGCTGCAACGACCACAGTATCATCAACTGTTTCTGTTACTACAACGATTGCATGGGCTGCAAGCACTGTAGTTTCAGTTGGAACACAGATAACTTCTGGTGGTAATCTATACGTTGTCACAGTGGCTGGAACAACAGGATCATCAGCCCCATCCCATACTAGTGGTACTGCTACTAATGGTACTGCAACATTATCATATCTTGGTGCAAACACTTATAATATTGATATCACAGATCGTTATGATTTTGATAATGGTCAACGAGCAACTCACTATGATTTGTGTAAAATATCATTAAAATCATCATATCCTCCACCATCTGCTCCTATTGAAGTAGACTTCCAATATTATACAACATCTCCTGGAGATTTCTTCACAGTAACTTCTTATGGTGTTGATAATTATAAAACAATTCCTTATTTTAATAGACAACCTTTAAGAGATTATGTAGATTTCCGCCCACGTATTGATACGAATGGAACTACATTTTCGAGTCAACCATTCTTAATGCCAAAGCGTGGAGAGGATGTTACATGTGATTTTACATACTACTTGGGTAGAAAAACTAAAATTGCAATAGATACTGCAGGAAACTTCTTTAATACAGATGGTGCTCCATCTTTATATCCACAAGAACCACCAGATCCAGAATTGGGTATGGTTCTTTATAATCTTACCTTAGAACCATATACATTTACTACTACATCAACTAGTGCTACTGTCAATAAAATTGATAATAAACGCTACACTATGAGAGACATTGGTAAATTAGAACAACGTATTGATAACTTAGAATATTATACATCATTATCATTGTTAGAGTCTGATACTCAATCTATGAAAATAACTGATTCTACTGGTTTAGATCGTTATAAAAATGGATTTATAGTTGATAACTTTACTGGACATAATGTTGCAGATCCAGGATCTCCAGATTACGTTTGTTCCATTGATATGGAAAATGCAGAATTGCGTCCATTCTATACAATGAATAACGTAAACCTTTTAGAAAAGGCTACCAGTGATGGTATCGATCTTTGGACTGCTTCTACATCTGTTAAATTATATTCTCAGATTTATTATGGTAGTAATTTGTATACAGTTAGTGTTGCTGGTGTAACAGGATCTTCTGCTCCAAATCATACAACTAGCACACCAACTGCAAATGGAACTGCATATTTAACATACGCAGGTTCTTATACAACTTCTGCTGGTACACGTGCAGCAAGCAACTACAAATTATATGGTGATGTTATAACACTTCCTGTTGTTTCAAACCCAGTTTTAGTTCAACAGCCATATGCTTCTAGATTAGAAAATATTAACCCATTTGCTGTGTTTACTTTTATTGGTGATGTTACTATTAATCCAGCATCTGATGATTGGTTTGAAACTGATCGTCGCCCTGACATCGTTGTTGATGTTATGGGTAACTTTAATACAGTGAAAACATTGGCTGAAAAAGCTGGTGTGCTTGGTACTGTTTGGAATGCATGGCAAACTCAGTGGTCAGGTAGACCAATTTCTCAGGGTGTTCAAAGATTTGAAGCAGATCGTCGCTGGGGTGATGGTGGCGCATATTTAGATCAGATGTTTGGTCTTGGACCACAAGCGCCAGGATGGGCACATCGTGTTGTCACTGCTGAAACTGTTGCAACCCAAGTTGGACAATCTAGGACTGGTGTTAAGACTTCAGTGGTTAGTAAAATTGATAGACAATTAGTTGCAGATAGAATTTTATCCAGTGCAGCAATTCCTTACATTCGTTCAAGAAATGTATTGATTCAAGTTAAAAAATTAAAACCAAGTACTAGATTCTATCCATTCTTCGATGGAATTGATATCACGTCTTATTGCACTCCAGCAACTAAACTGATATATATTCAACCATCAGGATGGACTGGTAGTTTTAATACAACATCTAATGTTGGTGGAAACTCAACAGAAACTGCTCGATTAATTAATGGTGATTCTCAGGTTTGTTTAAATAAAGGTGACGTGATTGTAGGACAAACCAGTGGAGCAACTGCAGTTGTTGTTGGAACTGAATTTAATTATGATACTTCTGTATCTGCATTAAATGTAGTAAATATTTCTGGAACATTCCAGTTAAACGAAACTATTAAAGGTTCTATTTCTGGTGCCACAGCAAAGGTAAACGTCTTACCAACAATTGCTACACTAGGTAGTAACATAATAACAAATGCTGCAGGAGATATAAATTTAATATTTAATATCCCAAATACAGAAGCTGTTCGATTCCGTACTGGATCACGTGAGTTTAAATTAGTAGATGTCTCTAGTTCTACTGGTGCATTTACTTCTCGTGGTCGTGCTACTTATCGTGCAGAAGGTATTTTAGAAACTAAACAAGCAACAGTTAATGCTGTACGAAATGGTTTGATTGTTGAAGAACAAGTTACAGACAATCAAGTTATTATTGAGACAACTAATCGTGTAGTTTCTGATACTGGATGGTATGATCCATTGGCACAAACTTTCTTGGTTCAGTGTCCAGGTGGTGCTTTCTTATCCAGTATTGATATATTCTTAGCATCTAGAGATTCTAATATACCAATCACTTTAGAATTGCGTGAAGTAGTTAATGGTTATCCAGGTAAACGTGTTTTACCATTTAGTAGAGTTACATTAACTCCATCTCAAGTAAATATTTCTAATAATACTGTATTAGTAGATGGTGTTTCTTGGCCATCATATGATACAGCAACTAACTTTGCATTCCAGAGTCCAGTATATGTAGAAGACAACCAAGAATATTGTGTTGTTCTCGCATCAGATTCTAATAATTATAGAGCATGGATATCTCAGTTGGGTGATATAATTCCAAATAGTAATAGAACAATTTCTGAACAACCATATAATGGTGTATTATTTAAATCACAGAATGCTTCTACTTGGACTGC